AATGTCAGGCATCTACAAGACGTTCAGTACGGTCTTCAACCAGGCGCTCGGTACGGTGGAGAGCATGGTGGAACTCATTGCCATGCGCAGCCCCTCCACGGGCCGCAGCGTCGACTACAAGTGGCTCGGCGACTTCCCGATGATGCGCGAATGGATCGGCGACAGGGTCATAAAGGACCTCTCGGCCTTCCATTACGAGATCGTCAACAAACCCTTTGAATCCACCATCGAGGTGGACCGGGACGACATCGACGACGACCAGATCGGTGTCTATGTGCCCATGATACAGGGCCTCGCGCAGGCGGCGAAGCAGCACCCCGATGTCCTCGCCTTCGCCCTTCTGAAGCTCGGCTTCTCGACGGCCTGCTACGACGGCCAGTATTTCTTTGACACAGACCACCCCGTGAAGGACGCATCGGTGTCCAACAGCGGCGGAGGCAGCGGTACGGGCTGGTATCTCATGGACCTCTCGCGGCCCATCAAGCCCATGATCCTCCAGATCCGCAGGGCACCCCAGTTCGTCGCCATGGACAAACCCGACGACGAGAACGTGTTCATGCGCAAGAAGTTCCGCTACGGCGTCGATGACCGCAAGAACGTGGGTTTCGGCCTGTGGCAGCTCGCATACGGCAGCAAGCAGACCCTCGACGCGACGAGCTACGCGGCGGCCAGGGCGGCCATGATGGCCTTCACGAATGATGAGGGCCTGCCGCTCGGCATCAAGCCGACGCACCTTGTCGTGCCGGGCACCCTCGAATCTGCCGGAAAGGCGATCATCGAGGCCCAGTTCCTGGCGGGCGGCGGCAGCAACGTCTGGTACAACACGGCCAAGCTCGTTGTCTGCCCGTGGCTGTAGGCGGCGAATAAACCAACTCAAGGAGGCGGTTACATGAAAGTAAAGGTAAGGTCGATCCCGGACACATTCCGCCGCGCCGGAATGGCGTTCAGCAAGAACCCTGCGGAATACGATGTCGATAAAAAGACGCTCGAGATCCTCCAGGCGGAATCGCAGCTCGTTGTTGAGGTGTTGCCCGAGGAACCCGAGAAGAAGCAGAAAGAGAAGTAAAAAAGACAAACGAAAAGGAGGCCCGGGGGAGGGACATGCCGCCCCTCCCCCGCTACTGAAAAATGGCATACTGCGCGTTGAACGACATCAAGAAGATGATCCCCGAGACGGCGCTCATACAGCTGACGGACGACACGGGCACGGGCGTTGCCAGCCAGGACGCGGTCAATGAGGCCATAGCCCAGGCGGACGCCGAGATAAACGCCTATTGCGGCGCGAAATACAGCGTGCCTTTCACGACGGTCCCCGATGTGATCAGAAAGGCATCCGTCGACATAGCCATCTACAATCTCTATTCCCGGCGCGCCGAGGAGATCCCGCAGACCAGGGCCGACAGGTACAAGAATGCGGTGAGGCTCCTGGAGAACATCTCAAGGGGCACCATTTCGATCGGCATCGATCCCGAGCCGGCGGGGAAGTCCGAAGGGGCATCGGAGAGCAACAGGCCGCTGTGCGACCGCATCTTCACCGCCGGCAGGATGAAGGACTTTTAACATGCATACCATCCAGGAGATCGAAGACAAAATAATCGCCGAGCTGAAGGCATCGGGCCTTTCTTCAACAGTGAAAAATATCAGCACCTATCACGGCGAACTGGATTCTCTCGTCGGCGAAATAAGGCAGATGACGATATCATTCCCGGCGATTCTCGTGCTGTACGGGGGCTCCCAATTCAGCGAACCGGCAAACCGTTCCTATGATGACGAGGCAATCTTTACTGTCGTAATTATCGCACAGGATCTCCGGGGCCGCGACAAGCTGCGCACCGGCATATACCCGATCCTCGAGACATTGAAAGACACCCTGATCGACAACGACTTAGGCTGCAGGGACATCGATCCGCTGCACCCGATATCGATAGAGGCAATACTGGTAACAAGCCAGTTCAGCGTCTACGCGCTGGATCTGAGGACAATATTTTCACGGGACTAAAAGGAGGACGCCATGCCGTATAGATTGAAACAGAACGTTGAGAACTTCGAGATCGTCGACGGCCCCTTCGCGGGACGCAAGTACATCTCCGGGGAGACCTACACGGAGATCCCTTCCGCAGAGGCCGCACGGTTCGAAAAGGTCAGGGAAGAAAAACCGGCCGAACCCGACAGGGCAAAAACAAAACCGGAGGTGACCGATGCGTAACTATCTTGCGGACTACAACCTGCTGGCCGTATCGGCCAATGCGAAAGAAAGTGCCCTGAATACAGAACAGACGCTTGACACGTCCCTGCTCGTGGCCAAGGGGAACGTCATCGGCCTCGCTCCCAGGCGCGAGGATAACCGGGATGAGCTCACCGGCAAGGAAGAGCCGGACACGGTCTATGACCTCGGGGCGCTTTCCGAGGGGTCGCTTGATTTTGAGAAGGCCCAGGCGCAGCATTTCGGTTTCGGCTACGCCTATGCCCTGGGCAGCCCGGCCGCAGGATCCGCCTGGGGGACAGGCTACAAGCACGTCATCGCGCCGACGGCGAATATGTTCCTGCCTTCGTTCACCCTGGGCCAGAGATTCGGTCAGACGATCATGAAGCGGCGCTATGCCTCGATGCACATCGACCAGCTCACCACGACGTTCGCAAAGGACTCCTGGGCGAAGCTCGCCCTTAATGTCAAGGGCACCGGCAGGTTCACGGACAATATGTATAAAGAAACCGTCTCGGCGGTCTACAACGCCGCATCGCTCACGCTTGCCGCGAACGGCGTCCATGGGGCCGATGCGGCCACGAGGCTCGACAACGTCCACGCGATCCGCGTCCTGGTGCCGACGACGGGTGAATGGAAGGACGTGGCCTTCAGCGCCGTCTCGTCTGCGACCCCGGCCGTCATCACCATAACCGCACCTGGCGGTGTTGCGACATCGACCAGCTATGAGATCCTCTATGTCCCGACCGAGCCAGCCTGGTGCACGTTCCCGGCCCGCGTCACAGAACCGCCGCTGAGGGTGACGGACCTCGTAGTCACCGTCGGCGGCAAGTGGAACGGGACCGCGTTCCTGGAAGGGCACGCGATGTCGTCCGAGATCGAATCCATTGAGCACGTCGTCAACAACAGCATGTCCATCGAGTTCCGCCCCGGTGGGACCGGGAGCCATGCGAACTACGCGATACGCCAGGGGCGCGTCCAGACGCTCAGGCTCAACCGGCAGCTTCGGGACTTCATCATGCAGCAGAAGATCAAGGACAACGAGTATCTGGGCGTCAGGATGAAGGCGACCGGCGCCGAGTTCGAGACGGGCAAGAACTATTATGTCGACGTCGTCTTCCCGCGTTGCAACGTCCTCAAGGCCGACATATCCGTGAACGGCAAGGTCCTCGCCGAGGCGGGGGACCTCATCGTGCTCCAGGATGACACCTACGGGTCCGTCCGGGTGGAAGTGGCCAACAAGGTAAGCGGCTACGCGCAGTAAGAGAAAAGGAGGTCTGATGAACGAAAAAGAGTTCACCTATGTCATAGACGGAAAGACTTACGTGCAGAGGCCGCTGGTCCTGGGCCAGATAAAACAGCTTGTGAGCATCCTTGAAAACATGTCGGTCGACATCTTTGTCAATGAGATGGAAATGACGAAGCTTCTGATAAGCAATGCTGGACCGGCAATTGCCGTGATACTCACAGAAGAAGGCACATCGCCAAAAGACAAGGACGTGCAGTATCTTGCCGGTGAACTTGAATTCGCGATAGACGCGGAGACGATCACAAGGGTGATCCAGGATTTTTTCGCCTGCAACCCCGTAGCTTTGATCTGCGAGAAAGTAGCGGGGATGGTGAAAACGGTTCAACGGACAATGGAAACTGGATCGACAGGATCTGTATCCTCCTCTCGGGAGGGGATATCACAAAGTGGGAGCAGATCCTCTGGGGATACACCCCCGGAGAGTGTGTCCCCTGGATCGAGTACCGGTCAAGGGACGTGATGTTCCGGGAGGCGGTCCTTGCTTTTCTCGGGGTTGATACAAACGGCGGCGGATGCACCAAGGAACGAAAAGAGCGCTGCAGGTTCGAGTGGGGTGAGTACATTGAATGGGCCTGTAGTGTTTGTGAACATAACACTAATCGGAAGAATAAGGAAACCTGATGCAAAATAAGGTCGAGATCATCATAACCTCTGACAGCAAGGGGGCAATCACCGGGATCGCCCAGGCCGGAGAATCGATCAAGAGCCTGCGGTCTCAGGTTACCGGGCTGCAGGCATCCCTCGGCGATGTCGCCAAGGGACTGGGCCTGTTTTACGGGATCAAGGAAACAATCGAGGGCGTCACCTCGGCGGTCCGGGAATCGCTGCGGTTTCTGGGACAGATGGAGACCTCGGCGCTCGGCATAGCAGCAGCCTACATGGTGGGCGGCAAATATATCGATCAAACCACGGGCAAGGCGCTTGCCGGCGAGGCGGCGCTGCGTGCCGCCCAGGGGGAATCCAAACAGAT